GTTCGTTCAGCGAGGAATTAGGAATAATAGACACTAAAGAAAAAGCAATTGAATTTACCCAGAATGCAAAAATAAAATGAAGATAGCGTTATGTTTGTCTGGGCAACCTCGCGAACTTGAAGAAGGATATTCTTATTGGAAGAAGAATCTTCTAGATCATTATGAAGTTGATGTATTCGTTCATTCTTGGAATTCTCATCTCAACAATGATATAAAGGGGTTGTATGATCCTGTTATGCGAACATTTGAAGATTACAAATTTTCTCCTGAGCATGATAAGATATATCAAAAGAACTGCAATCATGTAACTAGTTTACCTAGATATTCTTTAGCTCAATTTTATTCCATACTACAATCAAGAAATTTAAAAAATGTTTACGAACGAGATTTTGATTTTAGATATGACTGGGTGATTAGGGGTAGATTTGATTATGCCTTAAACACACACTTTGATTTTAATAATCTAGACAACACATTCGTATACTTACCAAAAAGAAAATATATAAAAGAAGATAATACTTACGATTACGGTTTTTGTGATCTATTTGCCTTTGGGTCTAGTGAAAACATGAACAAGTATATGTCTGTTTATGAACACATAGAAAAATATTCTAAGATACCCGGATACAAATTTTACGGAGAACATTTAGTTTCTACCACCCTAATCGAGACTGGTCTCAGAAATCATCACGGATATCCTGAACGAGAAAATGAAAAGGTACGATACGTTGATATGCAAGATCCGTTTATCGGCTATCCGGAATCTGATGGAAGAAGATGGGTCTATAGTCTCATACGACATGATTGGAGCACTAGAACATATTGGCTAAATCATGATTTAGAATTTTGGACCACAAAAGAAAAAAAATGAAGATAGCGTTATGTTTGTCTGGGCAAGCACGTTCATTTGAAGCAGCATATAAGTTCTATGAGATGAACTTATTTGACTACTATCAAGTGGACGTGTTTTTGCATTCGTGGAATAGCAAACACAACAAGAAGATAGTTGATCTATATAAACCAATAGCACATAAATTTGAAGATCCTAAGTTTACTGTAGAAGATGATAAAATCTATGGTAAATATTTTGATCCGATAGAACATAAGTTGTGGCCACCTCGCAATACTTTGTCTGGATTTTATTCGATATATGAATCCAATATGTTGAAATGTGCCTATGAACGAGACTTTGATTTTAGATACGACTGGACGATTAGAGGCAGATTTGATTATGCTCTTAATGTTGTTATTCCGTTCAATAGATTAGACAATAACAAATTATACGTTCCTCAGAGGAGTGACAATGTAGCATGCGATCAGTTTGCATTTTCCAGTTCTGATATGATGGATAAATATTCTTCTACATACATACACATCGACGAGTATTATTTCAGCGAAAAGCGTTGGATGCTAGGTGAGCATTTACTCCAAAGCAATCTACGCAAACACAAAATACAGCCAGAATATTGGGATATGAATTTACCATTTAAAGGGCTACCATCTTCTCAAGCTGGGCTTATTCGTGACTATGAGCTAGAGTAGATAAATAGGTCTTGACAATCGACTTATTCTAGCATATAATGAATAATGTGATGAGGGGTCAGTTATGCCGATACTTCCAATCTACTTTACCACTACGAATACACGTAAGCGTAAGACTAGCAAGCCAACACAGGCTATGATTGAGTCTAGGCGTATGACTCAAGAGCTACTCAAGAAAGTTGGCTACGTCAAGCCTACTCAATCCAATAAGAAGTTCTCATACAGTCTTGCAGTAGAATCTAATGCTGCGCCCATGACTAACACTATTCCTGGCGGAATAGCTGCAAAGCGCGATAAGCTCAATGATCATAAATGGAAACGTGACTCAGCTGAGTCTGCTGCTACTGTGCAGGCTATGCAAGATAAGGCTGCACGCACCGCGCCGGCGTATTCAAAGGGCGCATATCAATATATCACTGACGGCACTGATGCCAAACATCTAGGAAGGAAATTGTAATGCTATATACTAAAGAAGAACTTCGCGAAGCTGCAAAGAATGGTGTAATCGAAGTGTCGTTTCTTAAGAAGGATGGTACGCAACGCCTTATGCGATGCTCCTTGCAAGAGAAGTATCTCCCTCCTATGATGAACGATTCTGAAACTACAACGAAGGATAATCCTAATGTTTTGGCTGTCTTTGATATTGTTTCTGCCGGCTGGCGTTCTTTCCGTATTGACAGTGTATCGCATATGGAGCGAGTGAATGACTAAACTGAATATCACTGGTCTAAAAGAATCTTCTACGCAAATTGATCCGTCTGATAATGGGACCTTCGAGCATATTGGTTCGAAGGGTGGAACTGAGCAAATGTATCAAGGATTGATGCAGAGGCTTCCGAAAGATCTTACTGATCAGTTCAACATTATCTGTTCTCGCGTGCGCGCGATCGATCCCAATAAGAAAAACATCTTATGGCTTCATGACACATGGGATGATCCAGAGTCGCAGCATCTGAAAGATCCTAAGAGTCTCGCACGATTCGAGAAGCTCGTGTTCGTTTCTAATCATCAGCAAACAACATATAACATGGGACTGAATGTACCCTATTCCAAGGGGATAGTCCTACAGAATGCTGTTGTTCCTATTGAGAAGCACGAAAAGCCTAAAGGAACAATTCGACTTATTTATCATACGACGCCTCATCGAGGATTAGAGCTTCTCGTTCCTGTTGCAGAATTTCTAGCCGAGCGCGGTGTAGATTTTCATCTTGATGTATTTTCTTCGTTCAAGATCTATGGATGGCAGCAACGCGATGAGCCATACAAAGCTCTCTTCGATCGATGCAATAGAAGTCCTAACATCACATATCACGGATATCAGCCAAACGAAGTCGTGCGCGAAGCTCTCAAGAAAGCGCACATCTATGCGTATCCGAACATCTGGCCAGAGACTAGCGCGATCTCGGTGATCGAGGCTATGAGCGCCGGATGCAGCGTGATATGCCCTAATTTCCAAGCTCTTCCCGAAACATGTGCCAATTTTGGCGTAATGTATAATTTCGATGAAGATAATGGGCGACATGCCAATCAGTTCGCAGGAATCCTCAATATGCTTATCCAGGGATTTTGGCAAGATCATAATCAGAATACACTCAAGCTCCAGAAGCTTTACTTTGATAAGTATTACAACTGGGATTTGCGGGCTTCTCAATGGCAAGATTTCCTAAGCTCAATGACTAATAACTCTTGACAACCACCTAGTCGTATGATATACTTGTAATAGTGATAGGAGATTCACATGGCTAAGAGTTTGCTTACAGTCAAGATCAAGAAACGTAAAGCTATTCTGCCGAGAGGACTAGATTCGAATCATATGGGCGGAGAGCCCGTGTGGGACGACATCGCTTTTCTGAACGATTCCGAGATTCGCTCGCGCGAGATGCAGGCCTATAACTGGTACAACTATTTCTATGAGCCAAAAGAAGGTCGCAAGTACATCTTAGAATTCATGGAAGAATCTAATATGTCTAAGGCTTCTGTGGCTATGTTCAATCGTTTGCCTGACGTGCATGTATCAAGCTCCGTGACTTCTATGGCTCGCATGTATCTTATGGGTCTTGCTGACGACGATCGTAAGAATAAGCTCGAAGAGCGCATCTTGACTATGTGTCGTAAGAGCGCAGCGCTCATGAAGCTAGAAAAGAAACCCAACGCCATTTCTGTTGCGCGGAATACGTCAAACGACATGATCTGTGTCGTTGAAGAAGCTCTCGATAAGGGTACTATCAATATCGAGAACTTCTATGCGTGGCTGAAAGAAAAAGAAGTCAAACCTGCTCAAGCTAAAGCCATATCCGAATACTATCAGCCTTGGTTGCAAGAGTTAGAAGAAGTCCTAACGACCAAAGACGATGATCTCAAGTATGCTTATCGTAATATGAATAAGAAGCAGCTCAAGGATCGCATATCGTTCTTTAAGAGCATGATGTCTGATTGTGAGTCTATGGTTTCTAACAATCGCAAGGTTGTTGTTCGCAAGACGAGACTGAAGAAACCTAAGACAGCTGATAAGGTTGTGTCCAAGATCAAGTTCCAGAAAGAGCATACTGATCTTAAGATTGTTTCTATTGATCCGTCTAAGATCGTAGGCGCGTCTGCTCTTTGGACTCTAAATACTAAGACGAATGTTCTAGCTCATTACGTTGCGTCTGATGCGAAAGGGTTGTCTGTTAAGGGAACGACCATTATTGGTTACTCCGACAAATCACAGCAGAAGAAGCTTCGTAAGCCAGCGGATAGTTTGTCTGCTATCACGACGTCCACAGCGAAGGCCGCGGAACGAGCTTTTGAATCCCTAACAACGAAGGCGTCAAACACGAATGGAAGAATCAATGAACAAACAATTCTCCTCCGAGCAATCAAATAATAACGTCTTGATTTTTCCCGGTCCTCGCGTGAGGACTATTCTGTCCGTTGATGATGAAGCTGCTAAAGAATTGAATCGTCGTAAATACATCGACGAAGTTATTGAAACCTACGCCATCGATATGGTGAATATGTTAGCCCAACAAGGCTTTGATATATTCAATGAGGATTTTGATAAGCATTTTGGCTTTACAGTTGAAGCTCTACGTTCTACGCTGCTTAATACTATGGGCGTGTCTCATCCATTACAGGAAGTCGTAAAAGCTGCTGTGAATGTTAAGCCTCCAACGGTATACACCGACTTTATTGGCTGCAATGATGATGAAGATGGTAACAACGACAATTAAGTTGTTGACATTCTCCCTTTGATATGGTACTATATGTTATGAAATGGAGTGAAGCATGATTCTCGTTGATTTCAGCCAGGTGATGATATCAAACATCATGATGCAGTTGGCTAATAATGAAAGCAAGCTCGATGAGGATATGGTTCGCCATATGGTTCTGTCGAGCTTGCGTATGTACAAGCAGAAGTTTGGTAGTACCTATGGCGAGCTTGTGATCTGTTGTGACGGACCTTCATATTGGAGGCGCACAACTTTCCCGCACTATAAGGCTAATCGTAAAAAGTCTCGTGATAAGTCTGAGCACAACTGGTCACTGATCTTCGAATCGCTCCATAAGATCCGCGACGAAATTCAAGAAAATATGCCATATCCAGTTCTTCGTTTCGAAGGCGCAGAAGCAGATGATATCATCGGAGCTATCTGTAATGCTCGCGGAGTGTTTCTAGGTGGAAACGAAAAGATCCTCGTTGTGTCTGGCGACAAAGATTTCGCACAACTGCAGAAGTTCTCGAACGTTGTTCAGTATTCACCCGTAGGTAAGAAGTATGTCACGCCTGACGTAAATCCAGAGCGATTCAAACAGTATCACATCTTGCAGGGAGATAGTGGTGATGGTGTACCGAACTTCCTATCAGCAGACGATACGTTTGTTTCGGGCGCTAGACAAAAGCCTTTGTCTAAAAAGAAGCTAGAAGAATGGACTCTGATGGAACCTGAAGCATATTGTACAGGAGAAATGTTGCGCAACTATTATCGCAATAAGATGCTAGTTGATCTAGATTGCATTCCTGATACTTTACAGAATCAGATCATAGAAACATATGATAGCTATGAACGTCAGCCTAGAAATAAGATATTCAATTATTTCGTAAAGCATCGACTTCGTAATCTGACTGAAGCCATATCGGAGTTCTAAAATGAGTTTCGCCGTTGAAGCCAATTTCATTCAATATCCCTACAACAACAAGGAACTGATAATGAACATGAACGAATCTACTAACTTGAATAATAATGCAGCTGAATTGATTGAAGCGATTTCCGTTCCGACTAATGCCGCTATTGATATGAGTCGATATTCTAAATTCGTTATGGGTGTGACGAGTGTGGAAAGTCGTTCGATGGGTGACTTTATCGCTCGTGCAGCGCAGTTACATTATACGAATGATCATCTTAATGTTTCGCTGCTGCTGACATCCCTCATCGGTCTGACAAGCGAAGCTGGTGAAGCGCAAGAAATCGTCAAGAAGGTATTGTTCCAGGGTAAGCCGTACACCGACGAAACGCGAGAGCATCTCAAGAAAGAACTTGGTGATGTTATTTGGTATTGGGCTAATGCTTGCAATGCGCTCCAGCTCGATCCTAACGAAGTTGTTGCCCAGAATGTAGAGAAGCTGAAGTCGCGATATCCTGGTGGAACGTTTGATGCATTTTATTCTGAGAATCGTAAGGAAGGCGATATCTAATGAAGAAACTTGTTCTTGTCGAAACTATTTCACAGCATCGAGTTCGTTTTGTTGTAGAAGTAGAAGATGACATTAATCATGCGCTTGATGAAGTTGTGTGTCGTGAAGACGATGTAGACTTCGAAGAGTTTAGTCAGCAACATCTTGGTTATCTTATATGTTCCCATAGAGAAATCTCAGAAGAACAATATCTTGATATTTTTAATCAAGATAATGATTATTTGCGCAGCTGGTCAGATGAAGACAAGAAAAAGTTTATAAATGTAATTGACTACAACAAGGAGAACATTGATGGCAATTAATACTAACGTTGCTCTTTCCAGTATCATTGGGAAGATCGAAGCTCAGACTACTAAAGAAAAACAAATCGACTTTCTAAGATTGCATAGTTCATATGCGCTGAAGACGATAATTGGTTATGGTATGGATCCTGGATGCAAGTGGTTGCTTCCTCCTGGAGATCCTCCATACAAACCATTGTTTGATGCAGCAGATCAGGAAGGACGACTTTACATTGAATGCAAGAAACTGATATATTTTGTAGATAGTGATGAAGGACGTGAAGTCAATCAATTGCGTAGAGAAAATCTATTCATTCAAGTTTTAGAATCTATCGATCCTCGTGATGCGCTATTGCTTCTTAGAATGAAAAACAGAAAACTGACTATTCGTATGGATGCTGTCAGGGAAGCGTTTCCTACTCTAACAGCGAATTGGCCAATTGTTGATGACAATGTAGAGATTAATGATAAGAAGGTAAAGGCTAAGAAATGAATACTGCTTTCATCATTGGTAATGGCACTTCTCGCGAGGGAATAGATTTATCTAGACTCAAACAATATGGGACGATATATGGCTGTAACGCTTTGTATCGTGATTTTCCAGATCATTCTATTCCTGATGTGCTTGTTGCTATTGATGACGGCATTATTCAAGAGATAGAGCGTAGCGATTTTCCGTCATCGAAAGTTGTTATTCCGCCTATCAATGAGCGATGGGAGCCTTCCGAATGCAATATCGGGAGGCCTCGTAGCAACGCAGGAATGAATGCTATGATCGAATCCATCAAGGCTGGTCATGATCAGTTAATTTGTTTGGGATTTGATTTTCTTATTGAAGATGACAATCAGCTCCTTTCGAACATCTATGATGGCTCCGATAATTATGGTCCTAGCACGCGAGCGAACGCAGCAGATAATCCTGGTCGCCTGAATTATTTGACATGGCTCGTGAATAAAAATCCCGATGTAGACTTCATCTTTCTTTTTCCAAGTGACTTGACAATTAGCAAAATTTGTGCTATAAATGTGTATTATAATACATATGAAAATCTTCTGAAGCATACATAGAGATAGGATTTTAAGGAGCATTTATGGTAAAAGTAATCTATCTCGAAAAGTCTTTCCGCGATCAGATGGATCATGTTCTTGGTAAGTTTTTGGATCACGATTGTTACGATCTTGTCTTGAATGAAGACACTGATGTGTATGAGCCACTGACGCCACTTCAAATCATGATGGGCGAAACACACAGCGAAAAGAATTTGCTATGCAAGTTTCGTAAGAATGTTTTCTCTAAGGAAATGACAGATAGCGCATACACCGCTCTTCGTTCTGGCGCAATGATGTCAGACAATCGTGGTTTGGCTGCTGGTATCGAGAGGGATACTGAATTCCAAAAACTTCCAGATGGTCAAGGACAGCGTCGTTGGGTCACACAGCGAGAAAAGGCTGTTCTTCAATATATTATGGCTGGTAGTCCACCTACTGTTAATGGTAATGATCGTCTGCTAGAAATATACGAGAACACTCCGAATAAGCCTTTGCAGGGAAGAGGCTCTGGTGCTAATAAGAATCTCGCAGAGATTGGATCTGGAGCTATCTGGATTGTTCATAAGACCACGGAATTTAATTTTGACGAATGGTTTCATAGTATCAAAGATCTATCCGCTACTGAACGAGTAGAAAGATCTCAGTTTATTCTTGATGAATTAATTTCTTCCTCGACATATGCTAATGGTGTTCGTTCGGGAGTCGGTGGATTCATGGATAGATATCCACGCATTCCATTCTGCCGTGAAACAGGTTGGAGCGCAAATCATAAAGATTTGTATAAGACTTCTCTCCCTCTGTTTCACGCAGCAAACGAAGTGTTCAAGCGCGAAGTGCCTGTGCGTTGGGCTGGACAAGCAGCTGCTATGGAACAACTCGGTGAAGATTGGCGCATAGGCGATACTGTTTACACTACTCTAACCATCAATCGCGATTTCCGTACAGCAGCGCATCGTGACGTCGGTGATCTGTGTGAGTCGTGGGAGTCGCATGAAAATCCGAAAGGATTCAGTAATCTTCTAGTCTTAGATAATGGTAAGGACTACGATGGTTTCTATCTGTGCTTTCCGGAGTTTCGTGTAGCAGCTAACATTCGCGCTGGTGATTTGATTATGATGAACGCTCATCGTATCCATTCTAACTCTCCTGCTTTCAATCACGAAGAAGGCTTTGAGCGTATGTCGGTCGTGATGTATTTCCGAGAGTCTATGTTGAATTGCGGTTCAGCAAAATATGAGGATACGCGCAGACGATTTGTTTATTCTCGTCGTGATGATAAAGAACATAAGCTATGGCATCAAGGATGGAATGGTGTTTCTCCTAACATGTGGGACACCGAAGAGTGGGCTAATTTCTTGGGACATAATGGATTTGCTGAGCAAGCAAATCAAATCCTATATAAATTGGGACTTGATCAAGTTCATTAGAAAAGGGCTTATAATGTATTGTGTGATTCCTGCCGCTGGGCGTGGTGTTCGTTTCAATGAACTAGGTAAGAACTATCCGAAGTGCGTTTTGCCGTATCAGGATATTCCTATCATCGTACATAACATTAGACTCGCATTTGATAGCGGTGCTCGTGAAGTATGTATCGTTGTCGGACATCAAGCAAATAAGATTCGCGAGATCGTCGGAATGTATTTTCCTGATGACTCGCGAGTTCGCTTTGCGGAATACACTGAAGCTGAAGGAAAAGGTGGTCCTGGCGTTTCCATCTATTGCGGTCTTCCGGAAGACATCGGAGAAGAACCTGTATTGATTCTTCTCAGTGATATCGTTGTGAATCATGCGCCGTTTACAGATTCTCGTACTTCTTGGATTTCTACACAAAAAGTTTCTGATTGGGAACGTTGGTGTATGGCTGAACTCAACGCAGGAGCTGTAGTTAAATTTCACGACAAACCACGAGATATGCCAGCAACAGATACTGCTGTTAGCGGAGTTTATTATTTCGCTGATGGCTATCAATTCCGTAATTGTATGATTTACGCAATTCATAGCACAAGCGAAGGAGAAGTTCAGATATCTTCTGCAATGACTCGCTATATGAAAAAAGAATCGATCTACTCTAAGTCAGTGAAGATCGTTGACTTTGGTACGTTGCAAGAGTATCTTGAGAATCGTGGCGTAAGTAATTCTCGATCGTTCAATCAATTGTTTCCATCCAGCGATGGTGCTACGATCACGAAGACGTCTATCGTACAACCCAGCAAGATTCATGCTGAAGCTAATTGGTATGATAATCTTCCGACTTCAATTAAGGTGATGACGCCTCGCATCCTGGATAAGAACTTGTATGGTGATCGTCCGACATACACAATGGAACGTGTCGATAGTCCGACTCTTCGCGAGCTGTATCTATATCTCGAATCAGATCCTATCTTCTGGGCTGAAATCTACACGAAGTTATTCAAACTGACTGATAAATTCAAGTTCTACTTCAAGCCAGGCAAGCCTCAGTTCTTTCATAATGTAGCGACTAAGAACTACGAAAGATACATTACGATTAGTCATAAGTTCGCGTATGAAGATGATTCAGAATTTGATTCAGAATTTCTGTCGAAGTTTGCTAATATGACCGCCGACGGTGAGTTTGATGTTTTCCAAGATTCTTTGTTTCACGGTGATCTATGCTTCTCGAACATCTTTTATCATCCCGGCAGCAAGCAAATCAAGCTGATTGATCCTCGTGGTGAAGCCTATGGTAATATCCTATACGACTTAGCCAAGATTACTCATTCAGCCTATTATCCATATGATTATGTGGATGCGGAGCTTTATCTAAATAAAGATGGCAAGACTATCTACTTCGATGCTGGCAAAGAAGCAGCCAGGAACGCATATAAGACTCTATTCATTGATAAGTATGGTGAAAAGACTTGGCGGATCACTTTGTTCTTGACAGCGTCTCTGTTTTTGACTATGATACCATTACATGATCACAGTGAAACAAATCAGGAGTTGTATTATGCCCTCTATCGTCAGGCGCGCTCAGACAGCGGACTTGTTTGATCAAAGCCTAGTCGTTGATCTAGACCACACTCTTTGCATGAACGATCTCAATATCGAGAGTTCAGTGGTTCGTTATGCGTCATCGACACCTATCCCAGCAACAATCAATAAACTTCGTGAGGCGCGTGATAAGGGTTGGTATATCACCATCCTTACTGCGCGTCACATGCGCACGTGCGGAAATGATGTGGAGTTTGCTTTCAGCAAGCTCAGTAAGATCACTGAGGAATGGCTTGATCGCAATGACGTTCCGTTCGATCAGCTCGTGTTTGGTAAGCCATACGGTGTGTGGTATATCGATGATAAAGCAATGACATTGGAAACCTTTGTAGATGAATTCAACCCCTAAGATTATCATAACAACGTTCATGCGCGAGGATAAGCAGAAAGCTGTGTTTCAGATTCCTGCTTCGCTTCATGATCAAGTATACATGTTCACACGCGAGGATCGTGTAGAAGAGCTTCGTAAGCATATTCCTGAGACTATTCGAATCATCGGTAATCCAATGGATATTGATGGGATTGCTGATATCCGTCAACGTTGTATTGAGCATCCTGCTATCGGAAAGGGAAAAGTCTGGTTCATCGATGATCTCGCTACGTTTGGTTGGCGCGATACAGAGTTGAAGCAATTCAATGATATGCCAGAATCGCTATTCATGATGATGTATGATAGATTAGACAAGACGCTCGACTCTTACATGCAGGTTGGATTTTCTGCTCGTGGTGGCAACAATCACGTTCGCGAAGACTTCAAGGAAGTTGGTCGCGCATATACAACATACGGATTGCGCACAGACTGGATGGAAGAAGCTGATATCCGATTCGATGGGATGTATCGCGCGAATCCGAAGATTAAGTTGTACGAAGATTATTGGATCACTCTTTCTATGCTCACCAAAGGGCATAAGAACGCTATCCTCTATAACTTCTTCTTCAACTATGTTCACAACAATGTCGGCGGAAATTCCACATTCCGTACATTAGAACTACAAGAACAAGCTGCAGAAGAACTCAGAAAGTATTTCCCACAGTTCGTGTCGATCGAAACGAAAGAAGGCTCGTGGGGTAAGATGGGAATGGATAATCGTAAGGAAGTCCGCATCCAGTGGCAGAAAGCTTATCAGAGCTCACAGTTCACTAATACTCTAGAATCATTTATGTCCTAAAGGAAAACACATGGAATATCTAACATACGTACTAATCTCAGCCTGCTCTTGGATTGCTGGTATTGTTCTTGCTCGTTGGGCTATGAAAAGATTCTTTGGATGGGTTGATATGTCAGAAGACGCTGAAAACATAAGATCTGTGTCTTCCGACGATATCATTGATTGGGACAGCAGCGAGCGCGCATACATTCCCGTGAAAATCATTAAAGAGCAAGGACAGTATTATGCGTGGTTCAAATCCAACGATAAGTTCATCGGGCAAGCGCCCAAAGTAGAAGAAGTCCATAAAATGGCCCACGAACATGTGCTGCAACAAATCGGGCTTAGGCTTGAGTTTGCAGTCGAAAAGGCTCCCAGAAAATAGGCCTTGACAATTATCCCATAACCACCTATAATCGTAATAGGGATACGGGAGTTTTAAAAAATGTCTATAGTTCAGCTCAAGTCGCGCTACAGTCAAGTTCAAGTCGCTGGAAAACGTATCGTAAGGATTTGTAAGTTTTCCCCTACTATTAAATACGTCGAACATAGTCTAGCTCTAGTCGAAGCTAAAGCTATGCTACACAATCGTGAACTTAGCTTTACCGACAAATACTCGATCTTAGCTATAATAAAAATCATAGAACGTAAGCTTGACTATCACTATAACCATAAAGACTTCAACTTAGCTATAGCTACAGCTGAGTTCAAGCGCGCCCGAAAATTATTAAAAATCTAAAAAAAAAGTTTTCCTAACAAAAACAGTGATTTATCCCTAAGTCACTGTTTTTGCTACCCTTGACAATCAGCTCTTTTCGCGCTATAATCAATATATGATGATAAAAGGAAACGAAATGATCACTGAAGCCCAAGTTCTCCGCCTCGTTGCTACGTCCACGTTCGAGCCCTTCGATAAGTACGACTACGATAGCTTCGCTGGAGTTATGTCAGACAATCCGATGATTAGCAATACTGATACATACGTTCTTGTCCTGGACGGATCGAGGATTTCTTATGTCGACGGAGACGGCGAAGAATTCACGTTTCAGCTTCAATCGTAAAAGGAATAGACCATGACTTCTGAACAAATCCGTATCGCTCTTACTCTTATGGAAGAAAACTATAGCTTGGCTATGGGATATAAAGATTATCGTCTAGCTCAAGCATTCAGGGATAAGGTTTCTTGGTTGCAAGAAGAGCTTCTCCGTAACGCTTGGCCGCACGCAGTACGCAATACTCCGAAGAAACAGGGGATTTTCACATGCGCTTAGCAAGCAGGATGCAGGGTTTCTTGATGCGTTATCCGGAGCTCGAATATTCCCAGCTAGATGGTGTTCTTAAGCACATAAGCCGTATCACCAAAACCTCGCCCGATACACTCTTAGTCGCAGCTATGGCTGATAAGGATTGTGGGCGTTATCTAGCTAATCTCACGCTCAAGCTTCAAGGTCAATCTTCCACTTGACAATCGTCCCCAAGCCAGCTACAATGAAATATATGATGAAGGGAAATCCAATGACTGTTCATGAAATCCTCGAGAATTATGGCTATATCGTTCACACCGATGAGAACTTAGGCTTTACTATCGCCTGGAACGGTTCCGCAACGTTCAATATCTTTGAGCTTCGCGGCGAACGCGGATATCGTAACATTGATACGATCACGGACTATGATGTGCGCGATATCAGACAGGCCGCAGACGTCGCGTTTGATTACTGCCGTATGGTTCACAATGAAATGCTCGAAGTCGCTTAATCGGAGATCATCAAATGCCTAATTGGTGCCAGAACAATACAACGATCATTCACGAGAATCCAGTCGAACTTAGGCGTCTCGCACAAGCGTTCGTCGATAAGAATCCTATGGATACGTTCATGCCTCCGCCTAATGGCGAGTGGGAACACGGTTGGTGCTCTGAGAATTGGGGTACGAAATGGGACGTAGAGTGTAGCTCTGCGATTGATAATCTCGACGAAGGATCGGGTCCGCTAAATCTATGGTTCGATTCTGCATGGTCTCCTCCTATCGGATTCTATAAGCATCTCGAGTCGCTTGGATTTACCGTCGAAGCATATTTCTATGAGTGCGGCGTGAATTTCTGCGGTAAATATGTTGATGGAATAGAAGAATTCTACGATATCGAAGGCGATTCAATATGGGTTACGGAAAACATTCCTGTTGATATTGACACGACTTTCTCTATCAGTGAGACTATGGCTGAGTGGGAAGAAGACGCGCTGAGAGAAGCGGAATAGTATAGGAGATTGTGCGATGACATACGTGAATGTTGAAGTTGATCTTAGAGAATTTGATGACGGTGAGCTGATCGATGAAATCGAAGGTCGTGGTAAATTCACAGTTGTTCCTAATGACGAAATAAACAAGCATCTATATAAGATCCGTCAGGCTTATCTTTTGGAAAGTCCCGAAGAGTTCCGCAAAATAATTGAACGGATGCTATCTGAAGCTGGTATGCCAGTATGACAGATGAAGAACGAATTAAGAAAGACTTTCTCGCTTTCATATTCAAGACTATGGATACGGTAGATTGCGGAACGCCTGGCGACAACGCTAGATACGTCACGTCTACTGTATTTGATCTCATCTTAACAACATGGGAGAACGCTCATGGTTCTAAGTACATGGCGGAATATTTCTATCGGATAGCAGATGAATTGGTAGAACGATCTAATATGGAGAATTTGATTTGAGTGATGATGCAGTAAAAATGTCGCAAATAGCCACGACTGGTGGAAGGAAATTTGATGGCGATAAGCTAGAGTTTGGATTGCTTCCTGCGCATGCGCTGATTGCTACAGTAGATGTTCTCACTCTGGGCGCTAAGAAGTATGAACGTGATAATTGGAAACAAGTACCAGACGCCAAGAGGCGTTATTTTGACGCACTTCAGCGTCATTTGTGGGCTTGGAAAACTGGCGAGGAGAATGATCCCGAAACCGGTAAGAATCATTTAGCCCATGCTATGTGCTGTTTGATGTTCTTGTACGAGCATGATGCTATTGACTTGACAACTAGCTCCGAGTGAGCTATAATAAGTCATAGATAGGAGATTGGGTATGAATGTAGGCGAAGTGGTTACCATTCGTGTTCGTGACGCCCGTAATGCTGCTGTGTTTGCATCGGGCGTAATCAATCCTATTAATGAATATACAGGCCAGATTCTTCCTAATCCTAAGTGGATCGCCAGTGATGCTATATGCATCTCGACTGGTGATTCGCAGTTTCCGTTTCGTGTGATCGATCGTGATCGTATTGTTGGGCTTGATATTAGTCTTGCGCGCGAGAGCGAGAAAGCTATCGCTCGATCCGAGACGTTCATCGTTCAAGGTTCAAAGCCTGGAACTACATACACTGTCACTCGCGATAGCACTCAATGGAGCTGCACTTGCGTTGGCTTTGGTTTCCGTAAAGACTGCAAACATATTCGGGAGTGTAAGTGATGACTAAGGTGCGCATAATTGATCCGCCGTCTGGTTGGAAGTTTGGGTTTCCGAAGCCAGTTCCTAATCCTGCTCCGGAGAATATTCATGAGTGGCTTGTTGAGCAGGGTTATCCTCAGAAGCTCATCGATTCGTATGGTGAGCATTTTTACTGC